ATAAATAGTTCAACACCCGTAGTAGCTGGAATTACTACATTAACTCTTGATGAGAATTTAATTAATACCGTTGGTGCTGCAAGTACTACTTACTTCTATCAGCAAAGTAAAATCATCGCTAGTTCACATACTTTTGAGTATATTGGTTCGGGTAACACTATTGCTACTGCCACGCCCAAACGTGGTGGAGTAACAATTCAAGCAAATGAAGTTGTTTCTGAAGAAGGTGGTAATGTTGTTTATACCAGCACAGACCAATCAGGTAATTTTAGAATAGGTGATGACTTCCAAATTAACCAAACTACTGGTACAATTAGTGGAAGATCCTTTAGTAAAAGTCTATTCTCTGAAATGACACCATTTATCCTAGCACTAAGTTAAGATGGCCCAATTAGCACTTAATAAATTTCAAACTGAGACTCTGGTATTAACTACCTCGAATCAAACAATGTATACTGCTCCTACAGGGTATACTGCTATTGTTCTTTATGCACATATCGCTAATTACGGAGCTGCTGATACTACTGTAACCATGTCTCATGTAAGAAGTAGTACTACAACGGAAATAATAAAAGGTGCTAATGTACCTGTTAATGATGCTTTTGTTCCTATGGATGGAAAACTAGTATTAGAAACCAATGATTCGATACAAATTTCTGCTGGTGCAAACTCAACTTTGAAATGTATTTTAAGTATTCTAGAAACTGCAACGTAAACCCATGCCATACATAGTCGGAACTCCAACACCCACTCGATTGAACATGGATAATGGTCTAGTTCAATCTGGAATTAAAACAACAGAAGCAACTGGTGCTAATAATCTGATTTCTTTAACAGCGGCTGATTATCAATCAGTTGACTATCAGATACAAATAGTTAGAGGAAGTCATTATAATTCCGCATTAATAAAAGTAATTCATGATGGAACAAATACATATATGACTGAGTATGGTAATGTAAATCAACCAAATGTAGGGGTTGCTACGTTCTCTAGTGATATTAATAGTGGAGATCTTAGGTTGCTTGCTTATCCCGATGCAGCTACTGCAACAACCTTCAAATTCATCTACAGTGCAATAAAATCATAAATATAAAGGTAGAGTCTGTTATTTAATGAAAAAGTGTCCTCCAGGTGAGTACTATTGTAATGATAGTAAAAAATGTAAGAAGATTCCTAGTGGTTATCATATAGGTGCTAGAGGTTATCTTGCCAAAGATAATGAAAATGGAAAGAAGAATGGTAACGGTAACGGAACCAATGGATACTCCAATGGTAATGGAAATGGTAACGGATCTAACGGTGGTGGTAATGGTGGAGGAATGAGTGAATCCACAATGCTACCAAGAAGAACGGGAAATATAATAGATGTATATGTTGGTTGGAGAGGAAAAGGTTACATGATAAAAATGTTTTTCCCTCAAATCAAACGCCCTTCACGCAGAGAAGTACTGGATCAAGTGAGAAAAGTGTATCCTGGTGCTCAACTCTGGTCTTACCAAGTTTCCAATTATGAACCAGGAGAACCACTCCTCCAGACAGGAGGCAGAAACTAAACAGTTAAAAAAGAAAGTAGAGAATTTAGAAAAAATATTAGAACTACAACAAAAAACTAGAGATCACGATAGAAAATTTGGCAAATACGAAATGATGTAGGAGGTTATTATGGATGATGTTTACTTAGGTAATCCGCTTTTAAAAAAGGCCAATGTTGCTCAAGAGTTTACTCAAGAACAAATTCTTGAGTTCATGGCTTGTAAACAGGATCCTGTTTATTTTGCAAAACAACATGTAAAGATTGTGAGTTTGGATGAAGGTCTTGTACCTTTTAAACCTTATGATTTTCAAGAAAGATTAATTCAAAATTTCCACCAGAATAGATTTAACATTTGTAAGATGCCTCGTCAGACTGGTAAGTCTACAACGTCGGTATCCTACTTATTACATTATGCTGTTTTTAATGATAATACTAATATTGGTATTCTTGCAAACAAGGCAGCAACTGCCAGAGACTTACTGGGTCGTTTACAAACTGCTTATGAGAATCTTCCTAAGTGGATGCAACAAGGAATTATATCATGGAATAAAGGATCACTGGAGTTAGAAAATGGTAGTAAAATCTTGGCAGCTTCCACTAGTGCTAGTGCTGTTCGGGGTATGTCTTTCAACATCCTCTTCTTGGATGAGTTTGCTTTTGTTCCCAATCACATCGCTGAGTCTTTCTTTGCTAGTGTTTATCCTACTATTACTTCTGGTAAAAGCACAAAAGTCATAATGGTTTCAACCCCTCACGGGATGAATCATTTCTATAGATATTGGCATGATGCAGAAAAAGGAAAGAATGAATATGTACCAACTGATGTCCATTGGTCAGAAGTTCCAGGTAGAGACTCTGAATGGAAAAGACAAACGATTGCAAACACATCTGAACAACAGTTTAAGATTGAGTTTGAGTGTGAGTTTCTAGGATCTGTTGATACTTTAATTGCTCCAAGTAAATTAAGAACACTTATCTATGAACAACCAGGTAAATCTAGTGGTGGACTGGATGTTTTTGTTGATCCTATAAGAGGTCATGATTATGTAATTACGGTTGACGTAGCAAGAGGGGTATCAAAAGACTATTCAGCCTTTATAGTGGTAGATATAACTGAGTTTCCTCATGCGGTAGTGGCAAAGTATAGGAACAATGAAATCAAACCAATGCTTTTTCCAAGTATTATTCACGATATAGGAACAAAGTATAATGATGCATTTGTTTTATGTGAAGTAAATGATGTAGGAGATCAGGTAGCATCTATATTAAATTTTGATTTAGAATATAAAAATCTTCTGATGTGTTCTATGAGAGGAAGAGCAGGTCAAATTGTTGGTCAAGGATTCTCTGGTAAGAAAACTCAACTTGGACTTAAGATGTCTAAGACAGTTAAGAAGGTTGGTTCTCTTAACTTAAAAACTTTAATAGAAGAAAATAAACTTCTTTTCACTGATTATGATATATTAAATGAACTTACAACCTTTATTCAGAAAGCAAACTCTTTTGAGGCAGAGGAAGGATGTAATGATGACCTTGCAATGTGTCTCGTAATTTATGCATGGTTAGTTGCACAAGACTACTTTAAGGAATTGACCGATCAGGATGTAAGAAAAAGATTATATGAAGAACAAAAAAATCAAATTGAGCAGGATATGGCTCCTTTTGGATTTATGGATGATGGAAGGGGAGATGAAAGTTTTGTTGATGGTGATGGAGATAGATGGTTCCAAGCAGATGAGTATGGGGATAAATCATATATGTGGGAGTATCTTTCTTAATGGAATTAGACAAGCAAATAAAGTTAGGACATTTATTGCTGTCTAATCGAATATGTAGAACGTGTGGAGAAGAGAAGAATTTAATAGAAAGTTTTTATAGAACTCGTAAAGATAGAGGCCCTGTTGCGTCTTCTTATTCTTATGAGTGTAAGGTATGTACAATTCAAAGAATAGTAAAAAATAGACAAAGAGAGAATCCCTTTACTGAATGGAACTATCCTGATTGGTAATTGTTCACGGCATGTTTCCCCGATGAAAATGTTATAATCAATAAATAATTTCAGGTAAAAATGAGTATTTCGGAGAAGAATATGGCGACTCCTCAATTATCACCTGGAGTAGTAGTTAGGGAGGTTGACCTAACTGTAGGAAGGTCAGATAACGTCTTAGCTAATATCGGTGCTATTGCAGGTCCATTTAAAATTGGCCCTGTTGAAGAAGCAATTGATATTACTACTGAACAGGATTTAATCAACACATTTGGTAAACCACTCTCAACTGATAGACAGTATGAGTATTGGTTGAGTGCATCATCTTTCCTCTCTTATGGAGGTGTTTTAAAAGTTGCAAGAGCAGACGGTGCAACTCTTAATAATGCAAATGCAGGTGCTCCAATTGCAGGAGTTGGTATTGCTTCTACAAGTAATATTAAAATTAAAAATTATGATGACTATCAAGGAAGTTATACGGATATAACAAGTGGATGGACATGGGCTGCTAAAGATCCTGGCACATGGGCAAACGATCTTCAAGTATGTTTTATTGATGACATAGCAGATCAAACTGTTGGATTCTCCACAAATGATCTGAATAGGTTTGGTTTCAGAATAGGATTAGGAGTTACATGGGCATACAGTGGAACAACAGCAGGTATAGGTACAACTGCTACTGAAAATGGATATGTAAAAGGTATTGTTACTGGTGTTGCTACCAATACAAGTACCACTGAAGAAAGCACAATCGACGTTAAGATTGTATCTAGAGTTCAAACTACTGGTGCAGGTGCTACTGAAACTGCAATCGATTATGCTCAATTTGATCCACAATCATCAATATCAAAAGGAGATACCCTATTTGGTGTTACTGCTTCTGGTATTAATACTGATAATGGATCTGGGTTACTGGGTAATAGTTTGATTACTGGTGTTACTACGGTATCTGACTGGTATAATAATCAAACACTCAATCTAACAAACTCTACAGTTTATTGGAAACAGATTGCATCGAAACCTACTACTAGTAGATATAGTGAAGAAAGAAGTGGTAGAAATGATACCATGCACGTTGTGGTTGTTGATGATAGTGGATCAGTAACAGGAATTCAAGGAAGTATTCTTGAGAAGAATCTCTTCCTTTCTAAAGGTTCTAATACGGTATCTGATACTGCTGCACCTGAAAGAAGTTACTATAAGGACTTTATTGCTCAACAATCAGCCTACATATATCCTGGATTTAATGCATCTAGTGCAGTTGATAATTACTTTAATACTTCACCAACAGCTACTGGATTTACCACTTATTCAGGTGTTAAGTCAGATTCATTTACTGCTATTGGAGTTGCTGGAGGTCTTTGGGGACAAGAAACTCAAGGAGTTATCTTTAATGCAATTGGTAATGTAACTTATCCTCTTGGTGGTGGTGTTGACTATGCTGCTTCTGGTGGCACTGAATTCAAGGCAACTCTAGGTTCACTTGTAGATGCCTACGACTTATTCTCTAACTCAGATGAAGTTGATATTGATTATCTAATCATGGGGCCAGGATGTGGTGCTAAAGATGAGTCTCAAGCAAAAGCAAATAAACTTCTTGCAATAGCAGAATCTAGAAAGGATTGTGTGGCGGTTATTTCACCACATCGATCAGATGTTGTAAATGTTACTAAAGGAGAAAATCAAACATCTAATGTTGTTGAATTCTTCTCTCCAATAAATGCATCATCTTATGGAATATTTGATAGTGGATATAAGTACATGTACGATAGATTCAATAATGA